AATAAAGTAGTCGTACTTGTGTTCTATCGAATCAGGGAACCAATAGTCTTTACATTTGATCATTTACGTTTTCTTTACCCCACCAGTCGAATCGAGTTCCAACAAAATCTTCTAGTTGTTCACGACATTCGTCTGATTCAATATCAACTTCAATAAACCGATGCCTATATTTATCAAATCTTTCGCGGCAGGTTTCGAAGTGGTTGGTAAACCAGTTGATAAGATCATCGTCGTTTGAACCAATACCAGAGGGCAGTCCTGGTAGATCGGCACGAGTTACCCTCTCACGGAAGTCTCCATCTTTCCAACGAGTAAACGAATCGAGTAACGAATACGGCTCTCGATAGTTTAGGATATACGCAACGTCGATATTCCTTTCAAGACCAAGCTCAAGAAGATCATGGTCAAGCTGCGGCCACAGGACAATATCGTTACCAAAATGCGTCATATCACATTCGGTGATTGCGTATGGTCCTACAGGCTTAAAGTACTCGAATGGATTATCCCGCTCGTCATAACCTCGGTACATCCATACCGCGACATTCTTTGGATGACCTTGTCCGTCGCGCCAATTCTGATGGAATCCATTATAACCGATTGACCGAAAGGCTCGATCAATCGTCTTTGTTGCCGACTTAGGAAATCCAATAAGGACGTAGTTCATTCCTCGGTAACGTATTCATGGATCATGGGAAAAACAGACGCGATGACGCATGCACATTCACGGGCAATCTGTGCGTGTTCCTTCTGTGTACCATTACCCGAACGCAGTTGGATATAATGGATCCATGACCGAAGCGTGCCATTCATATACAGACGCGATTCAGTCATGCCCTCGGGTAATACAGCGCGTGCCTGCTCCTTGGCAATACCATTCTCGATAGCCCATTTATAGGCATTCAGTGCTGCTTCCTCAACCTTCTGCTGGACATTTCGCCATCCAATATGGATCTTCAAATTCTCGTCACTTTCATTGGGATCAATCTCGATTGAATTCTGCCGATTTTTGGTATCCTGTAGACGAGCCTCGCGGAGTACAAAATTCAGATCCTTAGTCGGGTCGGCATATCGTTGAGAGAATTCCTGAAACGAGAACGACCGATGCCGCACAATCTGATGAGCAATATCACGAGTCGTATTAACCTCGAGTACGGCATTCACCATCTCGAATGGGCTCCAGTGACCATGACGAGCAAGAAATCGCACGAGCTTTTCGGCAGTCTCGTCGTTCATCTGGTTCGATGGGTTTGATACACGAGCACAATATGACACGAGATCAAGCAGGTCAGGATTGTTCTTCCACTCGTAGGCAAACTCCTCGGTCGGTTTCGTGTAACTGATTAACTTAACATTCATACTTTTACTCCACTGAAGTCCTTACGTTCAGATCCAATCCTTGAACCTGTTGCTGATGAGTCAAATGCCGGTCCTGCGTCGGGCGTTACAAGTGTCTGTGCAGAATCCTCCACATCATATAGCCGCATCTTTGTCCTATCGACGCCGATCACGAACCGTTTATGTGTTGTAGGATCCGAGTAACGATTCTTGAGCTGTTTGATCATAATCTGACCGAGCTTCTCAAGTTCCTCATTGGTCACCATTGCAAACATCAAGTCGGCTGTTGCAGGAACGCCGAATGATTCAGACGTATTATTTAGGTCGACATCAGAATTGCCAAAAGCATCACGATTAGACTGAGTAGCGGTGACGATAGGCACCTCAAACTCGACAGCAAGGCCGCGCATTTCCTCGGCGATGGACTTGATATACGAATATGAATTGATTGCGCCGCCAAGGCCTTTCATGCGTGACGACGAACAGATATTCAGATAGTCAACCATGATAATATCGGGCACAAAGTTCCTCTTGAGCTTCAGCTCGTTAAGAAGTGCGCGGAAGTGACCGGCATGAGCAGCACCCGTCGGATATTCCTTAATAATTAGCTTACCGATATTCCGCTTGGCAATATTGGTAATCTTATCCGAGTACATATCGTATGACAGATTCTGTAGCTGATCGACTGGCACATTCATCAGGTTTGCGTCGATACGTTCGGCAATCCGCTCCTCTGCCATTTCCATAGTAATATAGAGAACATTCTTGCCTTCGGTAAGTGCCGCGGCAGATTGGTGACACATAAAGAGGCTCTTTCCGGCACCAGTTGACGCAAGAATTACCGACAACGATTTCTGTGGGAGACCGCCGTTGGTAATCTTGTTCATGTAGTCAAGATCATACGGTATCCGCTCCTCGGTCCGATGATAGAACTCATACCGACCGTCAGCATCATTGATATAATCGTGGCCAACATTTGTGTCAAAGCAGACCGACAGGGCATCAGACAGCAATTCAGGCAATGCATTCTTGGTGAGATCCTTATGCTTGCCGTCAATGATATTAATGGATTCCATGATCGCAAGATAAATTGCACGATCCTGGCACCACTTTTCAGTCTGATCCTCAAGCCATTGCTCGTCGACCTTCTTGTCCTCAGAAATATCCGAGAGAACGGTCGATGCGTCTGCTGCGTCCTCAGGGCCAATAAGCTCCGAAGCCTCTTGGATTTCAATCTGAAGAGACTCTGATGTCGGCAGCTTGTTGTATTTAGTTACAAAATGTATAATGGACTCGAACACTGCTCGATGCGAGCCCTCGAAATACTCCTTCTTTAGAAATGGTATGACTCTGCGTGTATATTCCTCGTTATGAAGAAGATTCCGCAGGATTGTCGTCTGTATTGTCATCTCCGCCAATCCTATAATCTCCTTTGTCAAATGCATTACTAATTATATGTGTCAAAAGATCACCGACATAGTGTTGAAAATCCGTGTCGTTCTCAAGCTCTTCTGTATTATGTGGATCCTGGTTGGTCACCTCAAAGTGAAACGAGAGCTCTGCGAACTCTTCGTCGTCACCAATCTTTGCGGATACACGACCGAACTTTAACTGTACACCATTCCAAGCGTTATCAGCATCGATACGGACCTCGGCGAGTGCCGATTCAGGCGATACATCATACTGAGTGTCAACATAACTGTAGTCTCCTTCGGTAATAGCCATTATACATCATCCTCGACTGGCTGTAAATCCGCAGGAAGATCATCAGCGTCAATCATTGACCGATGGCCAATCATGTACTGATTCCGAACAAACTCACGGAATTGATCATTCGTCAGAATAGGCTCCCAGAACTCACCATTCAGCGTGTCCTTCTCGCGGACCTTGGGATAAACCTCTTCGCCCGTTTCGGTATTCACGCGGCAGTACCAACCCTGTGACGGCTTCGTGACATGGCCCGAAAGGAGTGCAAGTTGTAGGAGACCAGAGTATGTTTCAATGCCGCCGTCCCATGATACAGAGATCGGGATACGTGACTTCTCCTTCACGAACCGAGACTTCTCGACATTAATAATAAAGTGATAGCCCTTGATTTCTGTGCCCTGCTTGTCCTGCTGACGACCAAGGATCCAGATGTTATCAGCCGAATAATAGATGCCCGTACCGCCAGAGACAATTGCCTTTGGAAACAGACCGATCTCTTGGTACGTATGATTCACCGCCAGAAGAGGCAGGTTTTTCATAGTCAGATACGGTGTCACCATACGGAACAGACCTTTCAGAGCCTTGGCACGAGACATATCTGCAACAGATTTCTCGTTCATGGCATCCTCAAGTTCCTTCTTCGATGCAAGGTTACCGATCGAATCAATGACAATGACGACCTTATCGCCACGCTCGATTGACTCTAGTTGGTTCACAAGATCAAACTTGAGTTTCTCGACGTCAGTGATCGGTGTATGGAGAACACGAGCAGGATCAACGCCAAACGATTCAAAATAACTCTGCGGTGAGCCAAATTCTGAATCGTAGAACAGCATAATTGCATCGGGATGCTTTTTCATGTAAGCCGATGCCATGAGTAGGGCAAACGATGTCTTGAAGTGCTTCGACGGACCTGCAAGGACCGTGAGACCAGACGACAGACCGCCCTCGAATGAGCCAGATAGCGCCACGTTAATCATTGGCACCTCGGTCGGTGTCATATCATTCTCAGAAAAGAACTTTGAATCTGCAAGGACCTCTGTCCCGTCGATCCGTGAGTTCTTTTTAAGCTTATCCATTACTGACATATAAAATATCCTTTATTTGAAAACAGGTGTCCATTATAACACATATTACGTCCCAGTTAAACCATAGTTTACGTTCTGCTCTTTTTCTCGGACATCAAGTTCTTGATATTGATTTCGATAATGAGAATTAATCCTCACAGCGTTTTCAAGAAGTTCAAAGTCCAAATCATTCAGTTTGGCAAATTTAAGAAACGCCGCGGTATCCTTGGCAAAACATGCGCCGCCGAAGCCTCGACGACCATCTGGTCCTGGAACCTGCATATGCGAATTTCCCATCCGAGGATCAGCTGACAGAATAAACTTAAGGAATTCAAAATCCTCCGCGATGCCCATCTTGTCAAAGATATCATATAGCTCGTTAAAGAAAGTTACCTTCGTCGCAAGGAATGTATTGATCGTGTATTTAATAAGTGAAGCGACTTCCGGCTTTACATAATAACACATGCAATGAGCACATTTTGAATAATTCCTATACAACGCAGCAATCTTATCGGCTGCATCAAAATCATTTGTACCAAACACATGCATATTCGGACGTACAAAGTCCTTATTCGCAGTACTCTCACGAAGAAACTCTGGCGAGTAGACCAGGTTGTCGTAAATATCAAAGCACTCCATCAATCTGTCTGGAGTGACGGTTGACTTAATCACCGCAACACAGCCATTACCGTACTCGTAAAGCTCGTTACAGACATCAAGAAGAATCGACGCATCAATCGACCCATCGTCTCCCATTGGTGTCGGCACGCAGATAAAGACGACATCAGGCTCAAAGCCGTCAGTCGTAAACAGCTCCTTGGTCGTCGACGAATACCTGGGATCGGCAATGCGAATGACGGTATTCTCCGTATCGAATCCAAACTCAACGGCACGACCAACAAATCCGTGCCCAATAATACCGATATGTTTTGTCATTATAACCTAGTCTCACTGTGTGGTTTATACAGTTGTTCCTCAACTGCTCGGACCATATACTCGTTAATTGTAATGTCAAGTGTATGAGCCGCACGAGCAATCAGTGCAATCTCTGCGTCTGTCATATCAAGTGGGATATTCACCGTACCGTCGTTATTGTATGTAATACCCTCGACGGCATCCCTCGCGACATCAAGAATCTTAAGAGGCGTATATTCCTGGTAGATCTCCTTGACGTGCTTGTCGTCCATCTGATATTCAAAGTTGTTTTTATGATACTGCTTCGAATACTTTGGATTGACCCAACGATATCGAGCGATACCATTACCAAGAGTAGTCACATCGATCTGATATACCTCGTGGTTAATCGGATCAAACTGAGTTTCGATGCACCAGTGACCGATTATTTGTATTCGCCATTCAACGGCGTTGGGCATAAAAATGCCGACATGATCCTTAACGATCTCGTCGCTTAGTACATTCTTACCATGTTCAAGTAACTGCTGTGACCAGATCGCATGTATTTCTTCGAATGCATTATCCATATTACGTCTCCATTCCGTGCACTCGTACCAGATAGTCCGCCCTCCGAGCCAACCGATGCTTTTCCTTTCCCGAGTTGACATTTTGGATCGCGTTATTAAGCTGAGACAATGTCATGCCTTTGATCCGAGTTCGTCCAGTACGTGTCTTGTGAGGGCTCTGCTTGCCCTTACCGAATCCGTTTGCTGCTCCCATTATAGTTCCTCCAGTTTAGTTTCAATATCTTCCATAGCCTTCTGACGGGCAAGATCCTTTGCTCGCCCAACTACATCACACAACTGATCAAATGTCAGGTCAGTGAGTGAGTCAATCGCAACCGAATATCGACCACTTCGCCCGGCTGACGCTTCGGTCCACGCGAATCGCTTACCAAATTGTTCCTCGGATTCGCTGTGCAGATAGTCCTCTAGGTCCGTGATATCATTCTCGTTCGTAAAAATATACCGAACGAAT